CCAAAGAACCAAAAAAAGACTTTTGAAAGTGTTCTAATTTATCATGCATGCGATCCTCTATTTCATCAACTATAACACTTAGTGCATCCATCAAAACATCATCACTATCGTCGCTAACTACCCAGTCAGTCCATTTCTTTCTGCTTAACTCTGCAATGTAATTAGACAAGAAAAAATAAAAGACTGTCCAAATTACTGCGTATACTATCAATACCGTAGGTTCTATATCCATAATGGATTAGTTACAAACTAGATTAAAAGAATTTTTTAAAGCCTAATTCACCAAATGCAGTCCCGGGTTTATCTTTTACACCTGTAGGTCTACGCTTACGTCTAAATCTTGTGGGGGCTTTTGGTGAGACTGCCCCCGAGTCAAATAAAAGCTTCAAAAACGGAAGTAAGCCACTCATTCTTTATCTTGTAACTCCCTAAATGCTTGTAGCACTTGTTGTCCTCTAAAAACTAATTCAGCTAATAAACTTATTCTATCGCTCATATGAAAGGGATCCTCTTCAATGCTTCATCTACAATATCTTCAAGACTTACTCCAACGGGAGCGCCAACATCTCTCTTTTTAGTAAATGCATCTTCTACATCTTGACTAATGTTAACACCTAAATTTTTTAATTCCTCTAATGCTTCTTTACCTTGTCTAGCGGCTAAAAATGCAACACCTGTAATTATGATTTGTTTTACTATTTCAGGATTGTTAAGAACTGTTACAACGTTATCATGACGTCGCTTATCTTTTATTGCTTGTTGTTGTAGCTTTGTTACCTTCTTTAGTGAGAATCCATCGGGTATTAGTGCGAAGGGCATTACATGACACCCGTTTCTCTTGCTGTGAGATAGACCAGCACCAATCTAACAAGTAACTGTTCCACTGTTCTTGAGTCATTAAGCCAGTCTGGGAATTCGACATTATAGATCTTAGTGCTCATTTAACCTTATTAGATTCGGTTCTTGATGCAAACAAAGTATTAGCAAGTTTTTGAGCGCTAAAAGGCACATGACTTGCTGTAGTATGTGCGTATTTATCATTAAACAAACGTTGATAACTATTAGCTATACTGTTTAATATCCGTTTAACTTGTGTTTTAGTTAGCTTTTTAGGCATGTACCTCTCCCGTTACACTAATATAACCGTAATGTGCAGTTCCTGCGGCGGCGTTTCTTATTGTTATTTTTACATTAACTCCTGCAGGGAATATAAGTTTTAACAATTCACTAGCGTTTTTATGAGCGCTAGAAGCTAATATTCCCGATACTACTTGATCATCAATATAAACCAAAACTAAAGCATCGTCTCCCGTAAAATCATTACTAGTTGTAGTCCAAAGTAATTGAATATTACTTTCAATATAATTATTGTTGGGTGTAGCAAATTCTAAAGCTGTTATTTCACTATTACTAACTAATAATTGCCCACTATATCCATAACCATGATTACCAATATAGTTGAAACTTGTGCCAGTTCCTGCGGGAGCCCCTCCCGAAACATTACCAGCGCCACCGCCGCCTATTAGAGCCATTAAGCTCCTAAGCGAACTGTGCTGTGGTTACGCAGTCTATAGTAGCTGCTGAAGTAGTTGCTATTTCAAAGGAAACTGAGTTTCCCGGTTGTACTGCCAAGTCGGTATCAATGTTTACATACATCATAGTTGATCCAACGGATGAAGGCATGGCAGAAAGTCCGCCACAATTAAAGACAGCATCTCCATCTCGCATGGCATTTCCTGTAATCTTGACCAAACCACAGAACTCTTCTACGGCGTCAACAGAAAATGATACTGTTAGATTTTTTATGCTTGATACATTTGTTGGAACAGTGAAAGAACTGCTAACAGTTGCGGCTCCAAGTGCCGAAAGTGCCTGAAATGTTCCTGCTGTGGTTGTGCTTTGCGTTACGCTTCTACTGATTGCTATTGCCATTGTTTTCCTTAGGCCCTCAATTTGAGCGGACCTATTGCTCCTAATACTTTTGAACCACCAAGACTACCTAAAACCAGTTTAGCGGCTAGTGTGCCAGCTCCGATTTTAATCATGTCTTGTTTGTTCGTCTTGAATGCGCTAGATAATGTATCTAATCCGCCTTTCAAATCTCCTTTAATAAATGATTGAGCGGCTGTTCCTGCATTTGCCGCATCTAAAAATGCTAATCCTGCGCCAGTTTCTAATAAATTTATTGAAAAGGATCGCTTTCTGCGTGCCGTTCGTTTCTTGCCTCGTCTTACTACCATTATTTGTCCTTGTGGGGGTGTTTCCTACGGGAACCCCGCTATACTCATATCTGGGTAGCTACTTATACTTGGTCATTCGGTCGTTATGTTCTTTTATTATAGACCATAATGCTCTTTGACCACATTTTTTACACTTTTCTTCAGCAGGTGGGTTTAAAACCGCACAATCACGCTGGTCACACTTCCACCAATCCCTATAAATATCTAACTGAGTTATTGGTTTATACTCATATAATGCCATATTTACAAAGTGTGACATAGGTTTCTTTTCTAGATCTGATAGTTCCTGTAGCAACTTATACATTTTCGCATCTATAGAAAACGATGCGGGCCTTACTGACTTTCTAGGTCTACCCATTATCTTACCGCCTTAAAGCAATGTCTGCAATATGTAGTTGTAACGTTAAATCCATTCGGGTCTTTTTGAATTATCTTTTGAGCCCTGCTAGGTATAAACTGTTCACATCTATAGCAAATCATTATTCAGTCCCAAACAAGATTCCGCATGTAGGATCTTCTTCATTTATTTTTTTAGCTACTTCATCAGGAAAAGCATAATTTCTTAATTCCTTTTCGCATTCTGCTATCTTAGGTAATAGATCTATATTCATGTATATCTTAGATAATGCTTCTAAAGCCGTTACTACGACTAGCCGTCTTACTTGTTCACTTGTTCCGAAACTCAATGTCTCACCATATTACCACTACCAAACCACTATATATAATTAATATAATATTATACTCCCTATGAAAATGAGTAACAACACAAGTATTATAATATAAAAAGAATAAGCTTATACATATATAATATACGTATAATATTTTATTATTACCTACTTTAACCCTAGTTTAGAGCTGTTCTGGGGCCGTTTCTGCCCTACTTCTGGGCTGTTTTGACCCATTAAAGCACCTAAATTGCCCCTTTTCATCATGTAATCGGCTAAAAAACCCATCACTGGGTTATCTTTGGTTAATGCTTTGATTGTTGTTTGGCCTGTAGCGTCATCAAGCTTCTTGCTTGCCGCTCCCAAAGAACCAAAAAAAGACTTTTGAAAGTGTTCTAATTTATCATGCATGCGATCCTCTATTTCATCAACTATAACACTTAGTGCATCCAT